GGAGTGAGTAGCAGGCGTTGAACATATTCTGTGTGATGGTGACGAGTGGCATTGGAGAGAGTGTGATTGATTGGAGCGAGGAGCAGCCGGAGAACATATTCGTCGCGGTGGTAAGTAGTGGCATTGGAGGGAGTGTGAGGGATTGGAGTGAGGCGCAGGCGTTGAACATACTCGTCGCGGTGGTAAGTAGTGGCATTGGAGGGAGTGTGAGGGATTGGAGCGAGGGGCAGCCGGAGAACATATTCGTCGCGTTGGTTAGGAGTGGCATTGGGGGGAGTGTGAGGGATTGGAGTGAGTAGCAACTGTTGAACATATTCGTCGCGTTGGTTAGGAGTGGCATTGGGGGGAGTGTGATTGATTGGAGCGAGGTGCAGGCGTTGAACATACTCGTCGCGGTGGTGAGCGCCGCGTTTGTGATTATACAGCTCTGCAACTGCCTACAATTAAGGCCCGTTGCGTAGAACGCTAGTGAGGTGAGCGACGGCGTTTTGAACACGGCGCTTAGGATGCCGGGAAACTGGCTGTTTGTAGCGAGGTTGTGTGGCGCGACGGTGAACGTTTTAAGTGCCCCTGACGTTGGGGATATTGTGATTTTAAAAGTCGTGTATCCTAATGAGCATGGATGCCCCGCGCCGACCGTGTAGGTGTGCTGTGCGGTCGCTCCGCTGGCATACCCTACCGTCGTTCCGTCGCCCCAATTTATTATATAATTACCAGCGGTTGTGGTGACGGTGAACGCATATGTGGCAAGTTCTTGGTCGTTAACGAGCAGTTCAATATTCCCTATAACACAGCCATCAAGTGACAACCAATCGCTCGGAGGCTGCCAATTATTGAACGTGCCATAGCCAGTGCTAGGAACGGTCGTATAGTGAACTGCCTCCTTTTTGGGGCCGATGCTCATTTCTAACCTAGATGTTCTGCAATTCTATCGTGCTTGCGTTGACCATCGTTGCCGCGCCAACTTCTTTCGCAGTTCCGCCGGTGATTGCTGCCATACAGACGTAGTAGATGTACGTCGCTCCGGCTGTTAGACCTGAATCAACGAAGTCAAAGCCGACGCTTTGGTTCTGCCCTGCTACTGCGTGAGTTGTGGTGTTCGTCCATACGAGTACATCAGAGCCGCCGTGAGCTGAACCTATTGAAGGCGCTGCTCCGTTGGCAACTGTGCGGTAAACCCACAATTGCACGCCATCGTTCACAGTGCTGTTCTGAACTGTGATTGAGCCAAGAAGCTCCATCAACGTATCAACAGCAACTAACGTCGCGTTGTGGCCCGTGTAAACATTCGTTGTGCTTGTGGTCGTGTAGTCAGAGGCAAGCGTTCCGAGTGCATAAGGCACCTTATCTCCACCGACGTTGTATTCTAGTCCTGTGTTCGGCGCAAAGCCGTATTCAACAGCGGTCGTAGTCCAGACACCACTGACTTTCCATTGCTTAGTTAGCGTTCCGGCAACATCGTCTACAATCTCTTGGTAGACGTTAGGTACAAGTTCAATCGTTGTTTGTGTCATTTTAACCTCTTAATATCCAGAGTATATTTCCGTAGTGCTGCCGGGCCCTGCGATGTATAATCCGCCCGCGTTAATCGTGAAACTTGAGCAGCGCAGGTAGCCCATATTCATAAGTACTGCTCCATTCTGTATGACGACTGCCTCACACGTCTGCTCTTGTCCGCTTGATATAGCCGCCTTCGTTCCTGAGTAGATCGTCCAGTTCGGATTCACATACTGATACAGAATCGATTGCGCTAGAGCTACAAGACCCTGATCGTTCGCATAGATCGGCGTTGGCCCGTTTCTGAGTAGCGTCATTTCGTGTACACTCCTGAGAATGAAACGTTGATCGAAGACCCTGAGTTGTTCAGGACTTGAATGTAATACGTGCTGTTCACGTCTTCCACCAGACTTAATCTCCCGCCCGCGCCCGTGTCATAGTCGTACTGAATACTCGTGTTCGGTGTGATGTAAAATAACTGCACCGCACCACTGTATCTAATATTATGAACTGTCGCTTCGTTCCCCGCCGGAGGCTGGATGTTGAACGTCCCGTTGTTTGCGAGACTTGCGGATTCGCCACAGAACTTGTCGCCTTGTGAAACCATTATTTCACCTTACGATGCAGGAGCTACCGTCAGTGTAAATATGCCCGCGGCATTCCATGTCAGTGTGAGCGTTCCGTTCGTGACAGACTGTGGCCCCATATCAAGGAAGCAGAGTAATGGGTTTCCCGCAGTCGCCTTCGCTGTCGGTGCGTATTGAATGATTGCCCATTCCGCAGTAATCGTTCCTGTTGTGGTGAATACCTGCGCTGCGCCTGTCCCGAGCCCTGTCACGTGTGCGGTCATCGTTGGGACAACCGTGTTGACGAGCATGCCGCCCGTTTCGTAGCCGTTTACCACGCCATGCTGATTCGTTATATCTGCATAGGTAGTTCCCGTGGTCTGCGGCGGTTGTGAGGTTGTCAGAACATCATAAACCCCCGGATACGTGTTCGATGTGCTGTTCAATGGTATATTGACCAAGCCGGTCATAACATTGACCATCGCCTTATCATAAACTCCCGATGTCATTTTTTGTCACTCCTTTTGCGATTGAAGTTGTCACAATCGTTATCCAAATGTTTCATATCAACGCCGATGTGCTCTTGTAAGTCCCACGTGCAGCGGTAGTGATAATCAGCGTTTGTCAGTTTGTCCGCGGGCAACTGCCTACCTCTACTGCACGTCGTACAGTTTTGTAGCTCCTCGTAAGGCGGAAAGATGTTATTCCTCACCGTCACTATCGGAGGATAGACCGTTACCGTTGCCGTTCCCGCAGAGTAGCCCTCATTGGCTTTAAAGTCAATCTCTTCTTTTATTTTCCTCGGCATTCCGACAAGTTCCTTACACTGCTGGCGAGTAGGTTAGAGAGCCATCCACTGAAGCACTTGTGCCGCATTTGCCGTTGTTGATTTGCAGAATATCAGATTCGCGTTCGCTACCGGAAGCAGGACCGTCGTTCCCGGAGCCATCGTTATCGGAAGGTTAGTAGTTGAGTTGCCTATTACTACATTGATTGTGTTCGTTGGCGATGGAGATGTAATCCATAGTCCGTGTGTGCATGCCTGCGTTCCTAGTATGATTGCTACTCCCGCAGTTGCCGGACACGTAACGACCCCCGCTACTGGTGCTGAAGATGTTTGCGTTGCGGTAAATGCGTTAACCGCTGTCGTGAGTGTGCCTATCGCCGTTGTGAGTAGGCCAGTATCTGTATCAAGGTTCTGTATATCCGTTGAAAGCGTTCCTGCTCCGGTAGTTATATCAACAAGAACTGGACTTGAATCGTCTAGTCCGCCTGTGCCTAGTGTCATCATCAACCCCCTACGAGCGGCGTTCCCGTCGCATCTGTCCAAGCACTACCGTTATACCAGACTGGTTTGTTGAGTGTCGTGTCATAAATCTGTAATCCTGTCGCTGGCGCTACTAACGCTTTTCGCGCTGTTGTCGTTAATGCCGTGGACGGAACGATAACGTTTGCATTGAGTTTATCTGAAGTTATGGTTGACGCCGCGATGTTAGCTCCTGTGACCGTGAGGGCCGCAATCTTATTGCCTGTAATAGCACTATCAAATATCTGAGCAGTATCGATGATGTTAGGCCCGAATGATGATTTCCCTGCCGTCATGTTTACCTCACTTACGCCACTGCATGCCGTCTGCTTTTTTCTTTACCGGACTACGAACCATCTTATCCTTCTTTGGTTGCTCCGGTGCTTTTGGTATGATTTTGGGTTTGCTACGTTCACTCTGCATCTTTAACCAAGCCCCTGTTTCCATCGCAATACCCCGATTAATAAGTGAAGCCGCTTCAGCCTCGTCGAAGTGAACACCATCACCGACGTGCCTCCCGTTCCACTCTTTTATGAATGTTACTAACATTTTTCTGCCCCCTTTTCTCTAGTTAAAGAAAGGGATTGGGCGATTGGTCTTAAATCGCCCACTATTTGTCTCGTTGGACTATGTTTCCTTACTTTACGTCTTACAGCGTATCCGCAACATCCACGTTGACGTTTGGCAGTTCGCGTGAACCACCGAGGATCACGAAGAAATACCCTGCGGTCGTGTCGGATGCAGTTCCCGTAACGGTGACTGTTGCCTGAAGGAACTCAAGAACTTGCGAGTTCATCAGGTCAATATCTGTAGTCACTGCGAATACCGTCGTCGAGTTGGGCGTGTAGCCGTGATTCTGGTCTGTTCCAACCGTTGTCACCGGATAGTTACTCATCGCCGTTGTTGGCGAACTGGTCGCACCCGTCTTAACTTGTAGGGTTGCGCCGCCTACGCCAGCGGTTCCTGTCTTGACGCCGATAAAGCCGAACTTCGCATAGGTGTATTTCCCTGCGGTTGCCGTGGCAGTTCTCAGATCAAATACTGTACTGGTCGCTGCGACTGTTCCGCCAATTGTCAGGGTTCCGCTCGCCCCTAGTGGCTTAACTACTGTGTGCATCAATGCACCGCGCATTAATCCCATGTTTTTTACCTCCAATGCCATTTCTAATTTAAATTAACGTGTTTCCAGGTATGTCCATTAGCAATCGAAAGTATGGTAGATTTGTTTACTCCGTATTCTCTTGCGAGTTTATACGAGGATTCGTTATTAAGACGCCTTTTTATGTCTCTAACCTGTTGTTCAGTTAGTTTTGAGTTAGGGTTTGTCTCACCGAACATGTGTTGCGGTGGGGGGATTACCCGCCCTTTCTTGTAGGCGTCTATCATATTTTCAGAATGTGTCCCTAGCCATAGATGGTCGGGATTAACGCACAGAGGATTATCGCACGTATGACATACGAACATGCCTTGTGGAATATCGCCTATCAATTCTCGATATACCGCGTGTGTGACTTGTTCATATCTTACATGTCCGGTAACACTAGACCCACGTTTGTAGATCCTACCGTAGTGGTTGTTACCACTTCTCCGCGTTGAACCCGTCCATTCAATACAGCCGTTTTCCATTCTTTTTATCCATTTACGAATCCGTTCTGGTAATTCTTCCATACATAACGATATGCTAATATATTATTTATAATTAGACACACCCCACGTCTAGGCTATCCCCCAGGTACAACCCGTCAATGCTGCCACACTAGCGTTATGCCTCATACCGAAGTCGTGCATCTCAATCGCCCTGATGACTGTCTCATCACGGTCGAACGTGCTCACAAGGGTGCTTGTTGAATCAGTGTATGCTGCTTCACTGCTTGCGTCGATCTGCATTGTGTATGCATCCGCGATAATCAACTCAGGGAACTCTTGAAGATAGACGTAACTCGACGTTGATGAGTCAACGGTTATCTGGTTCGAGATTGCGATCGGGTATCCCCACCACATATTCGATGCAGACACTTCAGGGAATGCAAGTGCGCCGGTTGCGATTCTAACAGTCGCAAGCCAGTTTCTAACCTCTGGGCGCATGATCCATCCTCTTTTGGTATCAGGCACATTGGCCGTGTCCAGGAGTGTGGTCAGTCTGCCCGCGTCTGTCGTCGCCGTAACTGCGGTAGGTGTTGCGGTCATTGCGACTTTGTTCGCTACCAGCATCAGGTTTCGAATACCCACCGGAGTACCGGCATCGCCGTTACCCTCAATAAAAGCAAGGTCTTCTCTGAGTGCGAGACGTGTTACTATATCCTGTCGGACGATCTGATCAACGTTAAGTGCGCTGAACTTCAGAAGGTCGTTGGAGATAGGCACTTTCGCGCCAAGTTTCTTACCCTGGAGTAAGAGTTGCCCGAACGTCTGTTGCGATGCAGCGATTACTGCGCTCTCTGACAGATACGTAGCAGTTGCGCCGCCTGTCATCTTCGGGATTTTAAGTTGCCCATTGACTAGCGGTAGGGTCGTGCATCCCATCTTCCGCATAATAGCCGTTGCGTTGAGTATGGGAATCAGGTCAGTTGAAAGAGTTTCCTCAATCGTGAACGCGCCGCCTGTGTCTGAAGAAGCAGTCAATGCTTTCTCAACAACGTTACCGACGCCCCATCGCTTTCGAGCATATTCAACTGGGTCTGCACCCAGGTGCTTATGTGCTGCTGCTGCGAGAGCAACGCCACCGATGAGACTTATCCCACCTTGTTTTTCCATTGCCTTATGTTCATCTGCGAGCATTGTGCGCAAGGCTAAGGCGTTCTTATCGTTTTCCTTACGCATGTCGGCTGCCGCTGTTTTCTTTTTGTCAGTCTGTTGCTCGAATAGCGCAATCAACTGCTCGCGGCTCATTTCTTTTGCCACCATGTTTTAATCCTCCGTTTCGCTAGTTATTGGCCCGCTTTGCGCGTTGCCCGTACCTTCGTACGATTGAAGTACCTCTTTGAGCATCTCCTCATCAACGAGGAACGTCTCATGAAACTCCTGCTCTGCCACTATGGGTTCATCGACAGGTGCTTCTTCCTTTGTCTCAACTGGTTCAACGTCTTTCGGCGCTGGTTTTGGTACTGGTGCATCTTCTGCCGCCGGTGCTGCCGCTGGTGTGTCTGGTGTTGGTCCCGCTGCCGGTTTGCCCGTTACTTGATCCAAAACGCCGTTCGTAAGTTTCACGCCGCTATTATGTGCTGCTACTGCGTCTCTTAAATCAGATTCATTCGCTGCACTCAACACCTTACCGGCCTTGATCGTTGCTTCAAGTTCTTCTATGCGCTTTGTTAGCGCCTCAATTTCTTTAGTTTCAGTTTCCATATCTTTGCCACCCTCCACTCCCTTTGGTTTAGCGTTCTCTCGATCTCTGATGGCACCTACGACCGCATCGACGTGAGCGCATTTCATATCATCGTCTTTTAATTCAATGTCATCGCCGATCTCCTTCTTCCATTCGAGTGGCGAAGGATCGGCGCATTTAGTAGGTGGTTTCTCTGACTTGTGCCGGTCGCACATCTCTGCCTCGACCCGCGCGTGTAGCCAGTTCATATCAGATTGTGTAAATCCGGTGAGTAGATTGCTTTGCGATGCCCACTGGTGAAGTCTACGATGATATGCTGAAAGGTCGGTTAAGTTTTCCTTGCCGAGCGCGGTCAACAAGTCATTCTTATCAGTAGTAGTAATTGATTTCGTGTCAATATTCATAGGACAATCCCCGTCACACATCTTGATCGTTTCATTCGCCCACGTCTTGAGCATCTTCTTGTATGATTTACGATCAACCAATGCATCAGGATTAGACGGAACTGGAACGCCGCTAAACTCTAGCATATCCCACTTCAAGAAGCGAGTGCCGCTCATCTCGTCATAATCAGAACTCTCTCCGTCCTTGAGTTCAAGTGGTTCCCATGAGTGAGGATCAAAGCCGATTGAAACCGCGTTAAGGAATTTGGTGCGATACATCTCAAAGATCATACCGCCGGTGACACCGTTCCAGTTCTTTTGATAATTTGAATCAGGTTGAAACTCCGTGATTGCCTGTATCTTGTGTGCTACAGAACCGTCGCTCTTTGCTTCCTTGATCCTCGACATCTCAACAGACCGAGCAATAGGAACCTCGTCATACTTGTGCGCCCATAACATAACGGGATTCTGAGCATAGTTGTCAGTCATCGCACCTGACGGTTCAACGATATCCCTGTCTCTATCCCTACGATTCGATGTGATCGTAAAAGAAAGACGCTTGATAACCTCACCAGAATCCTTATCGGTGTACGACATGTCTTTGACGTCACCGACGTCGAATATCTTGTGGATAATCTCGCCTTGTTTCACTTCTTTAGAAAGCATACTAAATCACGAACCTATACGTGGAATCTATTACCACTGGGTTTGACTTGAATCGGTGACCACCCTCTTACCGACTGATCCATTCCAGCCATTAAGAGTAGCTCCGTAAGCGCTTGGTTGCGCGTTACTACCACATTATCTTGGCTAAGTCTCATGGCTATATAAGCCACCATCGCTGTGTTGTTTGCATCCGTTACATCTGACCAAGTTGCTGTCATTTTATACCTCCTAACGTTTCATCCTAATAACGCGCCCTTTGCCCGTCTTGACCACCCTATACCTCGCTGATGCCATACCTGCATCTGGACCTAACAACGATTCGGGTTTTTCTTCGTCTGTCTCCAAAGTTGGTTCAGGGATGGGCGTTTCAAAAGCATTAGGTAAATCGTCTAATCTCGTGTATTCAATATTCATGGCCTTAGCGAAGCACTGGCCTTTGCCGTCTTGTAGTGGTTCCTCACCGGCCCGTTCCCGTATCTCGTCAACTAAGAAGGCGTAGGGGGCGGAACGCATAACGTTGAGTTGAAATTCTTTATCTTCCTGAACCGGAGTAACGTAATCAAGTTGTAGTAAGCCAGTGTTGTCAAGTTTAGGCACTATCTGTCGCTGATATGCCTCGCGCATCATGTCGAGTCGCGGTTTGAGCGTCCACTTGGAAAAGAATAAGTCGGCTGCTTCTATCGTAGCGCGATTTGAATTAGCGAGTATTCCCATGATCTCAGGAGGCAACCCTAATACTTGGATAATCGTATCCCGCTGCATCTTACGTAGTTCAAGATACTGAACACCCTGGAAGTCCTGATCGAATGTCTTGATATCAACGTCTTCGGATAAGAAATAAGGTTTAAAAGAGTTCTTGAATCCGCCAAGAGCATTACGCCACTTTGACTCCATCTTCTTTGTCTTTTCGGCGTTCAGTCCCTTGCCTGATATGAGTATATCCGGTCGGGCCTGTCGGTCAAAGAACCCGTCAACGGTGTCAGAGGTTTTCTTGTCGATGTTAAGTTCCGTGTCAAGTGACTGCGCCAATCCTGACCCGCGCGCATACGGCGCTGCGGGATTGGGGTCAACCATCCAGAACACATTATCAGTTGGAATAGGATGCTGACCGTTTGAAAGAGATAACGTAAAATAAGGTTTGTCGTCAGTCGGTAGTCCCGTCATCTTGTCCGGTGTAATCGGCCAGATTTGCGGAACGTCCTGTGATAAGTCCCATATCCCGAACGCCTCACCTGCAAGGTCGAGATGAATAGCCCAGATGTATGTAATGGTTTGCCAAGAAAAGAAAGGATGCGGTTGGTCTATAAAGATTTCAAGTGGATGCTTTTGATTAGTGAGATCACTAATCGGCGTGAGTTGTCCAGTGTCGGGATCTTCTACTAAAGAGAGCCAATCTACCGCTGAGATAGACTGCGCTTTTTTACTACCACCTGCACGTAGCCAGGGCAGGACATTATATGCGTTAAGAAAATCAGGAACGCTACGTTTAACGGTTGATGTCTGTCGTTGTGTGCCTAAAAAGTCAGCCCAAAAACCTGTGCCTTGCGCCGCGTTGTATGCACCGGGAGTAGAAGAAGAAGGAACAGCCTTACGTATTCGATTAAGTATACCATTACTGCTAGTACGTTGCGTAGGCACATGCTTACTATGTCACGTTATACGAGATAATATATTTCCAGAATCTGCAAAGCAGATTGCACTAAACTACAAAATAATCTCGTTTTTACAACAAAACTTCTCTTAACTTATACTCCACCGCCGTAGCAAACGGTAACATCTCATCCTTTGCGATCTTCTCAAGTGGTCGCACCATCTCAGGTGGAAGCCACATATTCACGTTTCGATATCCTTGTTCGCGCTTCTCTTCCTTCCACCTACGGTCATGTTTTCGTTGGGCCGGTGCTGACATTTGGTACCTCCTTTACGACTTTAGTTTCATTACTACGTATGTTGCTTGCCTGTGATTTGACATACTCATCATGTAGTTGCGGGTGCATCCATATCTCGACCTTGCGAACCAGTGTGCCATCAGGGCGTGTTACGTTTCCTCCAACACTGCACATCTCACACTTCTTGCGGCAAGTGCAGCGTGGTTCTTTAGTCTTTAAGAAGCGCATGAACCTACACCGTTTAACAAGGTCGAAGGTATATTCAGTATTACATGTTCTAACCATTTTCAAACCTACTTACTTTTGAACCTGTCACATTCTCGATCTTTCATCGCTTCGACCTTTATCTTCTTAGGGAAACACCACAGGTACGAGGGTTCTAAATATGCGACATACCGCGATAGTTGACAGTATATACATCGTGGCATCTACTCACCTTTTAAGATTCGACGTTTAGTTTGTTCCCAATCAGTAACTATATCCGTTGCTTCCATCCACTCTGCGGGAGTAAAGTCACGCACCGATAATTGCGTCAATATCTCAACCTTTCGCTCAAGGATTGTTAGTCGTTCGTCAACATTCGTCATGCTATCTACTCACCCTTTAACAGGCCAACCAATAACTCGGCCTCGGTCCGTGAATCCCTACGCTTTTCGTGTAGTCGTATGAGTTGTGCTTTGAGCATTTCGATCTCCAGTGCGGTGTCTAACTGGAGTATCTTATGACCTGCATAGTCATCATCCGCGTTGAGCGCCATAGTTACTGCGGCGTTCTGTGCATCAAGATTTGCGTATTTGGGTTTATTCTGCTCGTTCAAAATAGTAGCCACCTGGACCCGCCACTTGGCTTCGCGTGATGCTTGGTCATCTTTCAAGGCGTTGAGTTCTTGATTCTTCTTCGCTACTTGTTTTGATAATTCCAAAATCTTATCAGCAGCTTCTTCTAAGTCTTTTCTAATCCTGCTGACCACTGAGCCAGCCGCTACTTCTTCCAAATTAATCATCTCCCTCATATAGTTCTAAAAATCTTCTAGTGTTAACCTTAATTCGATTATTCGGTAGTTTGACAATCGGTAGTTGTCCCTTCTTTGCCATTTCATACCCGGTCTTTCGTGATACACCAAGCAGACAGGCAGCATCGGGAACTGAGATTAACATAGGCAATTCGTTGTATATTTCATCTAAGAAATTATTAATAACGTCAATTTGAACCTCGTCACCGTGTAAACCTCTGGATTCAAGATATGCACGAAAGTCGTCTTTAAGCATATACCACCACTGAAAGCAACTTATTACAGATTGTATTCCGAAGTAATGAAGACCCCCTGATCGTGTGTATCTGATCGTAGTGATCGCAGACGTGAGGGCAGTAGTGCGGGTTGACTTGTTTGCGGAACAGTTTGCAACGCCAGACTATGTAGGGTTGTTGAGATATCATTCTTCATCACTGAACAACCATTCGTCGTCTATCTTTACCCAATGCTCCTTATTGTTCACATCATCTCCTACTAGAAACCATAGTTTTCCACGGCCATATATCTCTAGATATTTTTCTGTCATACACGCGCACCAGTATTCAGAAGTCCACGGAGCTATTAAACAAGTCACCTGAATCCTCTTGACTTTCTCTTTAAGGCGCACTCAGGACAGTAGATCGGAGGGCGTCCATTCGTCTTGACAACGTGACCGAACCGTTTGGATCTGAACCGATGATCGAACGCCCTGCCGCAACCGTGACAAGTGAGTTCGCCGATCGTTGGTTTGTACGTCATAACTGTTTCAATGTCAGGCCCGAACGTTCATAGAATAAGCACTCGGGCAATACCGGGACGTGTTTATCTGTGCAATCGAGTCGCTCAGATCCAACGAGATACTCAATGGCGAGGTTCTTGCAGGTCAAACACTGAACATACGGCCCGGGGTCTTTGTCGAACGTATAATGCGTTTGCGTCTCGTTGGTGATGTAGGTCACGAACGACTTTGACTCTGACACATAATGCCGACAGGTTCCGGTTCGTCGATATTGAAGTTCAGCATAGTCACGCGGGAACGGGCATTCGGTGTTCTTGCATTCGTCGCAGATCATTGTCTCACCACGTTATCGGTTTGCCATCGTCACCAACGAACCGCGTCGCTTTGCCGTGTCGATTGCTTCTAAACTCATGCGTAAAGTCTTTGCCACACGGACAGGCGATTACTGCGGTCATTGGTTTATAGACCATTGTTATTCCCGTTCTGCTCGACGGCCCACTATTAGATCATACACTTGCTTAAAGCGCGTTTGACATGGCATCCCTTGCTCAGAATATACTTCTACTAACCTACATACATCATCTAGTATCTCAGAATCGTTCATTTTTCACCCCCCTAATCAACCACACTCACTATCATCCAAAGGATTGCCCTCTATTATATGCATTACACACCTCTTGAGCGTTCATACTCTGCATTTGCTGCATCCCACGGTTTCTCTCCGAAGATTTGACACTCTTCTTCGTCGTATTCCTCACATTCTTCGTAGTCATGGGTGTGCCAACAGGCGGCGCACTTTTTTGAATTATGGTTCATCCGATCGACCTCTCTGCATTGAACGTCTTGATTACTCCCTCTAATCTACTGCGAAGGTCATTCCAACAACTTGAACAAAGTTCTCCTGCACTACCTTCGATCCGACTTCCGGCAAAATCTACACTATATGCACCATGAAGAAAGCCGACTGAATCAACTGCCGACTTTTTACAATGGTCGCAAATGTCTATTTGTTTTCTCATTTTGTTTCATCTCCTGTGTTATAGTTGTGGGGGCAGCACCTATTTTTTGTGCATTGGTTATTCGCCAAATTATATGTGCGAGGCACTACCCCCTATATAACTGACGTTTCCTATGGTAAACTGTTTCCTAAGGAAACATCAACTACTAATTAGCTTACAAGTATATAAAACTTTATACTCTTTCGTAGAGTATCGGTCACAGTTGACGTAGTTGCCACATAGCCCATTCCCAGTTAAGAACGCCGTCTACTTTTTTTAGGACAGGATATCCATTCTCACTGAGCCACGTAGGATCGATAGACTTTTGCCCAGCGTTATACCATGCTTCTACGTGATGCCACGGGACGAGGAAAATAGTGTTGAGGATCGGCCCGCGTCCTGATCCTCTTAATTCAATCGCTAGAACACCGAAGCGCCCTGTGTCTTTGATAAACTTGCTTATTCGTGTAACCTGATGTTCTCCTTTCTTGGTGACGCTGAACTTTGAAAAATAGACCTTTGTCTCTGGTGGGGAAAAACTCTTACACTCGATACCTAAGTAGTGCGCGGGGTTGATTGAATCCACGATTACATCGAGGAACTGGTTGTTGAACTGACTCATCTTATTTCTATACGCAAGTCCGGGAGAAGATGTGTCGGAGAAGAAGCCGTTTATAAGGCGGACTAATCGCGCTTCAAAGGGGCTACTACCTGAGATACAAACTCCTCCTCGGTCTTAGTGTGTTTTCGGGTGTTACAACTGTTACATGCCAGTGCAATATTTTCAATCGAATCCGAACCGCCTCTCGATAGTGGGGTCTTGTGCTCAATCTCAAAGTAGTATTCAAGTGTGCCGTTCTTAAAAAAGGATTCGCCGCAGTAGTAGCAACACTGGTTCTGTTCTGACGCTAACGCTAGGATTTGTTTTGTAGAATAATGCTCCTCACTATCAAAGATGTTGTTCCGCCGCCGAACATTATATCGAACCCATTTCTGGAAATTCTCAGGATAATATTTCGAATTATAGTCGCGGTTGTATTGCTTTCGACTTATCTTAAAGCACGACGGACAGAACTTTGTCGTGGAACATCCTGTCTTTATTTCGATGCCGCAACGTTGGCATGTCGTTAGGTAGTATCCTTTAAAAGACGATGCGTTTCGATACTTTTCGTTTGATTTTTCGTTGTATAACTTACGTCTGCACTCACTACAAAACCGACGGTTTCGCGCTTTTGTGACAACTTCGGTACCACATACTTCGCATTTGATCGTTATATCAGATGCCGCATGGTGTTGCCAATGATCCTGATACCACGTGGCTTTGTATTCTTTGCGTGCGATTGGCCTACACGGTTTACAATAAAGCGCATTCGTCCCATCGGTAAACTCTTGACCGCAACGAGCGCATTCTTTAGTTGGCATCTTAGAAGGTTCGATCTACTACATACGCGAGGTGGTCAACCTTTTTCTCTAGTGCCTTAACTCGACCTTCAAGTAGTTCGATCTTACGGTGGTTACTGAACGATTTCTGGTGTTCCTCTTCCTCCCTCACGATTATCAACTCTCCGTAGTTATGCGTCTTCATCCAGTTCTTTCCTACCGATCTCCTGCAAACACTCGTCGCAGATCCAGCGACCATCATACCAATGAACGCCATCCATCGCGGGGTATTCCAAC